AGGGCTCTGGGTCACTATGTAGTTATAGAGCAATTCATCACCATAGGAATTGAGCAAAGTCTGATATGAAATTGAGCCTGTGTAACTAAATGTGGCTCCGGCGACAGGGTTAAGAACACTAGACCTACCCTTAAAGGTTAGGGTTCCGTCAGCCGCTACAAATAAATAGCCTTGCTCGCTGGTGTTTACTAGTTGCAAATAGGTAAGCAGGTTGGTGCCGTCAGCAATGTTGAAGCCACTAGATGAAGCAGACGCTCCAAGGGTGGATGAGCCTGTGCCAATGTTTCGAGCGCCTTGATAGGCAACCTCTGTGTAATCAAGGACAGTGTTTATACGAGCATTAGTAGTTTCTGCCGTGACGGTATGGGCTATGAGCGTGGTGTTGGCTAGGACTGTAAAAGCGTCAGAGCAGGTGGCGTACATTCTGTCGCCGTTGCTGGCTATGTCGTATTCAAGGTTCCAGTCTGTAATCAGTCCGGTGTAGATGGGTATGCCGTTGGCCAAGATTTGGATAGGGCAACGTGGCAGCACATAGGGATAGTAAATACTGGCCGTGTTTAGTGGGTCAAGTACTCGTGTTGAGTTGTTAAATGAAACTGTGGCTGTGCCGGCGTTAAATTGGTCTAACTGGCGTGAACGTCCACGGGTAATGTTTACAGATTCGACAAGGCTTGTAAGGTCTGCATAGGCAAGGCCGCCTAGTGTGCCGGTGTTGAGAAGGCCATATACAGCGTCGTTAAGTTGGAAAGGCTGACCAAATCCTGTCGTGGTTTGGAACCCGACTAGGACTTGAATTGTTGGTGCTGGCATTAGTAACTAATACCTGTGGCTGGGGCGAAAACGGCACCTGACCTTCTCTGGCTTTTAAGGATGGCCTGGATAATTTCCTGACCTACTTGGTCTGGTGTAGATACAAGCCCAGCATTCACGGTGATGTTCATACCGCCACCCATTCCCATGCTGCCTAGACGGTCAAGAGGAATGATGGCCTCTGGGCCAGCCTCTCCGGCAATGATTGACGTGGCACGAGTAACGACGCCACCGTCTGCCATGAGGGTGCCCATGCCAAAGTTAATGCCTGACAAAATACCGGACATGTCAAAACCGGATATGTCTGGAATCTTGAAACCTGACTCAATTAAACCTGCGTTAATGATGTCAGTCATTGTGAGATTTGGATTGTCAAGAATTAAATTGACTTCATTTACAGTGTCTTGGATGCCTTTAAGGAAACTGGTAGCGGAATCTACGCCTGCCTGGTAGTACTTACCGGCTGCTTTCTTGCCCATTTGGTCTGCAAGGTCTGTCATAGATTGCGTCAAAGTATTGGCTTTAAGGATGCCGTCAGCAGAGTCAAGGATTTCGGTAGCAATAGCAGTACCGCCATCTACACCAGCCGCCAAGACCTGAGACAATGCAGTCTCTGATAGCCCACCAGCAATAAGTCTGCTGACTAACTCACCAAACTTTTTAGCCTTCTCAGCCTGTTTAGCCAAGTTCTCAAAGAACGTCATTGGCTTAGCCTGTGCAATCGCTACATCATCAGTTGCTGCAGCCAGTTCACGCTGCGAAATTGTCAGGGCATCTAGGTTGTTTTTGTCTTGGAAGCCACTCCATTTATTGTAAGCATCGTTTACTTTTACTTGTGCTTCTGCTTGTTTAGCCAATGCGGCTTTAAGGTCTGCAGCGTTACCAGCAGCGTCTGACTGAGCATTACCAAAGTTAAAAGCCTCAGTAACAGAAGAGCCAACGCTCTTGGCATAGTTGTCGAAAGCGTCTTGCGCTGCTTTAAGTTTGTCTTTGGCATCGTCAAGTCTTACGTTTAATTTGTCTTTAATTACTTGGGCTAAGTCTTGCAGTTCTTTTTTATAGGCTTCGGCTGCGTCTTTGGCTTTGCGCAATGCTTCGGCTTTTTTAGCGGCAGCAACAGCAGCCTTGGTCTGTTTGTCTGTGGACTTATCTGTGTAGGCACCAAGGGCAGCAAGTTCTGAGGCATAAGACCTGGCGTTGCGCTTAAAGGTGTCAAAGTCTCGTGAAGAGACTGGCCCAATAAACTTATTTAAATCTTTTTGGCTGTTAATGGCGATTACGTTTGCGTTAGCAAGGTCAAGTGCTGCCCCACGAGCGTCATTCATTTTGTTTTTAATAACTACAAAGGCTGCGGCTCCAGCCAAAGCAACACCAATGCCTATGCCTGTTGCTACCTGAACTGCAGTAAGCGAAAGAGCAAAAGCGTAGTTAATACCAGTGGTAATCAGGGCTACTGCTTTCCAGGCGTTTAGGGCTATGTTGGCGGCTATTAGACCTGTAGCAAGTATTCCAAAAGTGAGGCCCAAGGTAACTATTAGGGCTTTGTTACTTTCCGCCCATTCACCAAACATTCGAAAGGCATCAGCCATTTTGACAACTATTGGCAAAAGGATTAAACCAATAGATTCCTTGGCTTCGTCCAGGGCTATCTGCATCTTTGCAAAACCACCAGCAGCAGAGTCCGCAAAGGTCTGATTCATTCCGCCGTACTGCGTATTAAGGACTTTAACAATGTCAGCAAATGAAGCGTGGTCTTTAACCATTCGGGCTATCTCTGGAGACAGCGATTTAATCCCCTTAAAGTTTCCCTGGTACGCACGAGATAATGCCATGGCAACATCAGTGGCGGACTTGCCTGTACCGGCGGAGACGTCTAAGACCGTCGAAAGTAGAGCCTGGGATTTAGAAACATCTTTTGTACCCATGGCCAAAGCGGCCAGAGCCGGACGAAGTTCGTCATCTGCCACGGCCGATACACGAGACAGTGCCACTAATTGAGCATCTACGGCGGCTGATTGTTCTGCGGTTGCGCCGGTTGAGTTTCTTAACTGTGTAGCAAGCAAAGCCATCTGGCCAGCCTCTGCGGCAGCCGCTTTAGCAAAGACAACTGTTGTGGCAGCAAGGCCAGCAAGAGCAGCCGTAGCAGGTACGGCAGCCTTAGTGATTGCGTATTGGGCCTTGTCCGAAGAGTTTTGGAGTTGCTTAAATGCCTGTTCGGCTTTTTTTATTCCCTTGTCGTCGAAGGCGGCAATGATGTTAAGAATTACGCTCATTTAATCCTCATGGCATTGTTTGTAGATTCCATTACTTTGTTTACTAAGTCAGTGACCTGGCGATTGACGTCACCGCTAGCAGCGTTGTAAGCCTTGTAGAGAACACGGGAAGGCTGCCCATAGGTATTGGTTAGGTTTGTGCCTAATGTTCCTTCTGCTGCCATGTCAAAGATTGTGGCCTGGGGGCCAGCCCAACGGATGCCAAAGATGCCAAGGTTCTGACGGAAGCCGCTAGGTGCGTCACGCACTGCCTTGCCGCTTGTAAAGGCTTTAAGGTTTTTCTTTACTCGGTCGTCTAGCCAACTCATGATGTCCACGCCGGAGTTCCCTGTCCATGGTCGTGCCATGCCTGATAGGGGTGCGCCGGATGGCAACATTGTCTCTGCCTGTGTAATTACCGGCTCCACAATCTTTTTAAAGTCTCGTGTTATTTCACGGCGCAAAGATGGGTTAATGCGGTTCAGTTCTTTTAGTGCCTCTTTAAGACCTAAAACTTGAACGCTTGTACTCATTACTTTCGACTTTCATTTATCATTTTGATGACTGTCGAGAGGTCGTCATTGGTGAACTCTATCTCATGTGGCCAGAACCCTGTGGCTACCAGCACCGCCGCTAGGGAATGTCGGTAGGTGCCTCGGAGAAAGGGCGGTCTGTGTCCTCAGATACAACTTCTAGGCTGACAAGTTTTTTAATGAAGTCATCAAACACGATAGGTACAACAATGCCATGAGTCTGGCAAGCAGCCCAGCAAAGAAAAGATAAATCTTCAATGCCGATACCGTTGGCCATCTCTGAGGCTTTGGTTTTGTACTTGCGTTCCCATTGGGTGACACACCAGAGGTTGGTGGTTACTGTGAATGGGCCTTCGCCCATGTCAGCACGAAGTTCTAGTTTCATGTCGGGTTTCCTTTGTTTGTTTTGTTATGCGACTGCAGCAGCGTAAGTGCCGCCACGGAATGTAAGCGAGATGCTTGACAATTCTCCAAGTGTTGCGTCAATGACTGGCAATGCTTCAAGGTATGTGCCGGTCAAAGTGAACGATGGGTTGGTTGCGCCGACAGCGCTTGACGTTGGCTTCATAACCACTGTGGTTGCTGTGCCGACAAGAGCAGCCAAAGTTGCGTAAGTCTCAGTGGCCGCATAGGACATGAAAAGTTCACAGACAAGTTCGTGGTCTCCAAGACCTGCTGTATAGACACGAGAGGTACCACCAAAGGCGGTGCTTTCAAGAGCGTCAAACTTGACAGTAAGTGTTGCTGATGTGCATTGGTCTGACAAATCAACTGCATTGACAGTTAGTGATGGG